TAGGAATGTTTGAGAAATTAAAAGAACAAACATATCTAGAAATAAAAAAGTTCAACAAAAAACTTTTAGAGAAGTTAGAAGAAAGAGGTATGGATAAAAATTCATTTCCCTTTGTTATTAGGATGCAGAGGTAGTTATGGGTAGATCAACAACAAGAGATATTATTGACAATAGTTATTCAATTGATGATTTACATAGAGCATTACATTTTCATTTAAATACGAACATGTATCCACCACTGCCTCAGCCTGTACAAGACAATATTACAAAGTTGTTTCATAAATTCTGGACGTCGAGTTTTTCCGAGAAAAGATTTATTAAAGAGTGGGAACAAAAAATAGGTAAGAGAGATGCAATACATAAATATTCTTTCGATGAATTTTTAGTGACAGAAAAACTGTAAGGGGGTGAGTAATTGTCTAAAGTAAATTCATATTATCAAGACGCAAAAGAAAATATGGAATATGATTTAGAACGCGTGGAAGACTTCTTAAAGAAGTGTACCGTGTTTGGTGATTATAAAAACATATCAGCGAACGATCTTAATCATAAAGATATTCAATTCTTATGTTTTAACTTTGCCAAAGAAATTATTGATATGGCAAGAATAAAACGTGAGGAATTAACTGAAGAGATTAAGTCTTTAACAAAAGACTAACTGCGACAGTTTTAACCATTTACATTATCCCGTTTATTTGGGATAATGTTTTTATTCGTGGCAATCGACGACGGTTGATTGTCGGCTGACTGAACAAGCCTTTGACAGAGGGCTAAGGTACACTAATGTATTTTAAATGCTCAAATGAGTAAGTTTTTACAAAGGTGGTTGTTAGTAGTTCCACATATAAACTCGAGGTTATGTCCTCACTGTATGAGATGTGGTCTGTTAATGAAAGCTTGGGGGTATGAGTCACATCAAATCCCCCGCCGTTGCGAATACTTAGAGAGGAATAATCATGAAAAAATTTAACGTACAAGGATTTGAAAAACAGTATTATATTAGAACGATCGAAGCAGAAAATGAAGAGGATGCTAGAACAAAAGCATTTCTCGACGTTGAGGAAAACCATTGGACTTTTTGGGAAGAACAAGACGGAGATGTAGAAGTGTTTGAAGTTGAAGAGGTAACTGGAGATGATTGAATTAAAATTAAACGATCATGAATTAATTTTTTTAACAGGACTAGTTAAAGAAGAGTTGAAAAAAGAAATAGAAGGAAGAGAAAAAAATAATAAACGCAGAAATCGTGATTGGGAAGAGCGTCTTCAGAATATTGTAAATGCTCTTATAAACTATCAAACAGATAAACTTTATGAGCGAGAGTAACTTTTATAAACAATTAAGAACTAATACACCCGAGGTTCTATGGACTAGAATTGAAAATAGACACGGTGGTGGAATTCCAGATTTGAACGGTCTTTACGACGGTCGTGATTTTTGGGTAGAGTTAAAAATTACAACGACTAATAAAGTGCGGTTGTCCCCTACCCAAATTTCATGGCATTACAATCGAAGTTGCCACGGCGGTAAAAGTTTTATTTTGGTAAAAAATACAAAGACTAAAGAAATTAAATTATTTGATAATTCTACCGTGAGATCATTAGCGGGGGACGGATTTCAATCAGATAGTTTAATTACTTTAAAAGCACCATATGATTGGAAAGAATTGGTGCGACAGTTTTGATCATTGCATTCATCCCATTAATTTGAGATGATGTATTTAGATCAAGGTATGTGTGGTCCTATCCACATCACTAGCGAGCCCAAGTATAGTGAGAGGAATATCACTTAATCTTTGTTGCAAGTGGATTATGCGCAAAGTTCCTTGATCGAACAGGGACAACAGACTATGCGTGATTGAGTTTGAGTTTCATATCCTCAAACAATAGACACGTCTATGGGACTGCCCTGTGGCTAAGGTAGTGCCAAGGTAAAAAGAAGCGAACCTTGTGTTTAAACCTAAAACTACCTACAAGTTTCCCGCGTGGAAATGAGTAGAAAAGGCAGAAGCCAACGGACTATTGCATTGAGCCAGAGGTATATGTAAGGCAAAAGCAGGCGGTTGGACGTCTACTCATAAAGTTTTATAGCGTGGTACAGGCGTGAAAAGGAACTACTTAAATCTAGTTTCAGTACGGGAAAAATGTTTAAATCATTCCCGTCCCAACGGAGTTAGCGTTGTGGGTATAAACAAAGCCACGATATAAATGTAGCGTTAAATCCAAACACCTACGATCAATATGTTTTATGTCCCGTATTGATCGTACGAGGGTTAGCGGTGTAGGTTAGTGTTTAGTAAACCGCTACGCTATTTAAAGATCGGAGTAATTATGAATGAAGACGAACTAGAAAATTTGAGAGAAAGTGTAAAAGATGAACTAGAGGGAATGTCAATGAATGACTTTTCTAACCTAGTAGAAAAATATGATCTAGGCATAGAAATAATTGACGGCATATTTTACGACGTTGTAAATAAAATTGTTGAGGAAAAAAGTAATTAATAATCTCAACGTGAAATAATTAGTTGACTTATTCCCATTAATTTGAGATACTTAAAAAAATCATAAAAGAAAGAGGTAATCATGAAAATTGAAAAAAATTATGAATGGCAATCTATCCTTGATTTAAGCGGTAAGGGTTTAAAACAATTCAACGCGGTTGATCAAGGTTTAAACGCGACTCAGTTATTAAACAACGCGGGTTTAGATTGGAATGTGACTATGAAGCCAGTCTTTTTTCAAAATTCAAATAATGTATTTGAAAACAGTGACAAGTTTTTTTCACTGGTAAGAAAAAAAGGCAATGAGGAAGACGTCCTTGTTAGCGGGTTGACTAGTTCTTATCATGTTAATCAAAATGAAAACATGGCTAAACTAGGTGATCACTTTTCAAGAATTGCGGGCGTAAAGTTTGAACATGCTTTTGACTACGACGGCGGTAAGCGTGTCACTTTGCTAGCAAAAACCAACGGCGGTTTTAATATTGGTGACGATGTAGTTAACAATTATTTAATGTTAAATACAAATCATACAGGGCGCGACGTCAATTCAATCAATACAACAAATATTGATATTTGGTGCTCTAATACTTTCATGCAAGCTTTGAAAGACAAAGATCAGTTTTTTATAAAACTATCTCACCGCGTTGAATATAATGATCAAGTTGAGTCTATGGTTATTAACAAAGTAAATGAAGCTTTGAAATTCAATGAGGAATACAAAGAGCAAGCGCAAGCGTTAGACACTAAACAATTGACTGAACGTGAAATGCTAAACTATTTTATTTTAGTATATTCGCCTAAAGCGTTGAGCTCTTTTTTAACCTCAAAGGGTGATTATCAATCAATGTCTTCACTTGATGCGCCTAACTTAACGCAAGTTAAACGTTGTTATGGTGTTTGGCATGATGTTATTGAAAGTAATGGCAAAATGCTGAAACTTCAAAACACTGGCAATCATGCGCGCAAAGATACAATGTGGAAGGCGTTTAATTGTATAACTTACAATGAAGACCATTTAAGAGGCGGGCGTAATTCAGTTGATAACCGTTTAAAAAATACTTTTGTAAATAACGGTATTGACAATATAAAAAATCGCGCAATGACTGAAGCGTTGAAGCTTGTAGCTTAATTAAAAATTATTAGCGGGGGTTAATTCCCCCGCCGTCAAATTATTCTTTACATTTTCCCATTAATTTGAGATACTTATAAAAGATCAAAAAAGAAAGTAGGTATTTATGACAAATTTAAATCCAAGAGAATATACGGTAAACGATGCTAAATTTGATGAGTTGGGTATACAAGGTATTCAACGGCTTCAAATGTCTACCGCGTTAAATGGTTTAACGCTTGAAATGTCTACGGGCATGAAGTTAACCGCAAAGGCTAACGTCCTTGAAGTTCTAAGGCGGTTTATAACTGACTTACCGCGAACTAAAAAAACCGCTTTCCGTGGTTTAGTTCAATTCGGATTTTATAAAAAGCGGGTTTAATTCCCGCTTTCTTTTTTCCCATAAATATGAGATAATCATTTCATGATCAAATTAATCAACAATTCAACAAATAGAAAAACGGGCGCTATTGCTACGACGTACAGAGCGGGCGGGCGTGATGTTTTTTCTACATGTCCCGACACTTGCGCGTTAAAGCCAATTGATAAACATGGTTCAAATAAGATTGATCAAGTTTATTTAAAAGCTTTAAAAAGCGCGGTAGTTCGGGGCGGTGTTTCGTGGACTTATTCACATTTTAAAGAATTACCAGTGAACAAAGAAAATGAAACAGTCATCAATCAATCTACTGACACAATCAAAGAAGCTTTGGAAAGTTTCAACGCGGGGCAAGAAACGGTATACACCGCGCCCGCGTCTATGACTGATAAAGTAGATAATATTGACGGCGTTAAGCTTGTCCGTTGTCCCGCTGAATACAATGAAAAAATAAATTGTAGAAATTGCGGGAGCGGTAAGCCCCTTTGTGCTAGGCTTAAACGTAATTATATCATTAAGTTTGTTGCACACGGTAGCCAAAAAAAGAAAATAGGCGTTCAAGATTTCAAAGGCGGTTGTTATGCTAATTCGGGCCATACGCGGTTCGCATGGCAAGATACAAGAAAGCGCAACGCTTCAAGTTATTCTGACGCTGAACGCTTAACGGGTTGGGTAAAGACTCTACCGCATGGGACATTTATTAGACACCATATTGCGGGGGATATTGGCGATGAGTGAGAAAGAAATTATAAAATTAATTAGAGAGTGGCTTATATTAAACGTCAGGCATAACGTAGATGCTGATCTAATTGAAGACAATAAAGCCTTATTAAAAGCGATTAGAGATTGGAAAAATGAGAAATGAATAACTCACTATTACTATTGACTATTTCACTAACGTTTTATCTATTCACCATATTCGGGGGGCTTTGATTGTTGTTTCTATTCCTTAATCCTTTGGGCGCCGTTCTTTTGGCGCTCTTCATCCTAACATTTATAATATAAACCTAAATTATTGAGATCACATAAGACGGGAAAAACGGGGCTATTTTAAAAAGAAAATAAGCCCCGCCCCCTTGTCCGTGGTCCGTGCTAAACTTTCAGAAAACATTTGAATAATTATCCCAATAATATAAGATTTAATCATGATCAAAAATACAAATATTCAGCCGTTAAGAATATTATTTAAGGCTGATTTCCTTGACGCCAAAACAGGCGCTTTTTTAGGCGCGGGCGTTAAGGTTAAGAGAGCTGAAAAGAGCTATCCCAAAAGCGCGGTTCAGTTATTCATTAAACACAGAAACGCGGACCGCGGGACAATTGCCAAAGCGTTGCGCGGTGTTCGTACTCGTGTTCCGCGGTTCGTGGTTCAAGATTTTCTTGACTTGTCCCGCCGTGATAAAAAGGACATTTTAACCCGCGTCCGTTATATTTCAAAATCGGGCGTTGAGCGAATTGTCAATTTTGATTTTGAAATTGGAAAAATTCGCCGTTTATTTTTCCGCGCTTTGAATTCGCGCTTTATTTCAAAAGTTTATTTTGAAACTAAACTGGAATATATGAACCGTTGGCGCGATCACTCAAAAATTATCCTAGGACATTAATCCCAAGCCCCGCGCTTCACGGCGCGGGGTTTTTTTTGTGCCTGACTTTCGGTGCGACGATATACCACACCCCCGCGACGTATTGCATCTTGACACTATATCTAGTATGCTTTAACCGTTATTTAATAACCTACTATATGTAGTATGTGATCCGTGGAACATGGTACTATATCTTGTGTCAATGTGACATATTGTCGCAGGCAAAGAAAGATGCATACCACATCTTGTGTCAATGTGACATAATGTCGCACCTAGGGTACCTTGGAGCACGGACAACGCAACATCTAGTATGTCCGAAACCCCCTACCCCCTAAATATGGGGTGTGGCAAATTGTCGCAGCCTAGCGGCGCATGTTTTAGATATACGATAGGTGCAAAATACTTATGACGTACAAAACAGAACAAGAACTACAAGAAGAGCTAATCAGACTCCAACTTGCCAAGCTGAATAAAGCCGAGAAAGAATTTATTCCGTTTGTCAAAACTGTATGGCCCGAGTTTGTCGAGGGACCCCACCACATAAAAATCGCAAAGCAGTTTGAAAGGATTGCTACGGGCGAGATAAAAAGATTAATTGTAAACATGCCGCCTCGTCATACGAAATCAGAATTTGCTTCGTATCTCTTTCCTGCATGGATGGTGGGCCGTAATCCAAAACTCAAAGTCATTCAAACCACGCACACCGGAGAACTCGCCGTGAGATTTGGTCGTAAGATGAAAAACCTCATTGACACCGAAGAGTATCGCACGGTCTTTCATGACGTGAGAATTAAATCAGATTCTAAAGCTGCCGGTCGTTGGGAAACGAACCATGGTGGCGAATACTACGCTGCCGGTATCGGCGGTGCGATTACAGGTCGTGGTGCGGATCTTTTAATCATTGACGATCCTCACTCCGAACAAGATGCCTTATCCGAGACCGCCATGGACTCAGCGTATGAATGGTATACCTCCGGTCCTCGTCAGCGTTTACAACCCGGCGCGGCGATCGTTTGTGTCATGACCCGTTGGAACACGAAAGATTTAACAGGAAGATTGATCAGCGCCCAAGCACAAGATATCAAAGGTGATAAATGGGAAGTCATCGAGTTCCCTGCTATCTTACCCAACAACAAACCTGTCTGGCCTCAGTATTGGAAGCTAGAAGAACTCGAAGCAGTCAAAGCCTCTTTGTCGATTGGTAAATGGAATGCACAGTGGCAACAAAATCCAACCGCGGAAGAAGGCTCCATTATCAAACGCGAGTGGTGGAAAGTTTGGGAACACGAAGAGAAACCTGATTTGGTTCATATCATTCAAAGTTATGATACCGCATTCAGTAAAAAAGAAACGGCTGACTTTTCCGCGATTACCACATGGGGTGTGTTCTACCCCCCTAATAAAGGCCCCCACTTAATTTTACTGGCTGCCCGAAAGGGACGTTGGGATTTTCCTGAATTAAAAAAAATTGCTTTAGATGAATATAAATACTGGGAACCTGAAACTATCATCATCGAACAAAAAGCATCAGGGCAACCCCTAACGGACGAATTGCGTACCCTAGGTATCCCTGTTGTCAAATATACCCCCAGTAGAGGAAATGATAAGATGGTGCGCGTCAACTCGGTGGCACCTATATTTGAATCCGGCAAAGTCTACGCCCCCAATAAAAAATGGGCGGAAGAAGTTATTGAAGAATGTGCGGCTTTCCCGTATGGTGATCATGACGATCTTGTGGATAGTACCACTCAAGCAGTGATGCGATTCAGACAAGGTAACTTTGTGACTCTAGAGGATGATTATGATGATCCTCCTCGAGATGATGTTTTTGTTGATGAAAATCGATATTATTAATGTTATAAAAATCTAATGGCTGGTCAATTTAATAAAAAAGAACTGGAACTCTTAATGGGAGAAATAACTCGTTCCGAGCCCAATATAACTCCGGATCAATACAGAAACATTAAAGGCATGGAAGAAATGAAACCCGGAAGTTATCCTTTTCGATTTATGAAAGAAGCTCCCAGTGAAAATCAATTTATGAAATTATTAGAAGCCAGTATTAAAGATACAAAACCCGAAGGTGTGATGACTGCTGGCAATACAAGAATTATAGAATTAAATAGTTTGATCGATCCGGATATGGATCCCGGTGATTTAAGAACTATTTATGATGACATGATGAGAGAGTCGGGAGGTAATTACCCCGGTGTTGATTTTGATACTTTCTTAAAGTCGATTGGAACACGAACCGCGTCCAATGATGAAGCTGTTCGTCAATTAGAAAATTTATTTGAGATGTTCAAAGAACAAGGAATGTCTGATGAAGAAGCAGCCAAAGCGGCAAGAGAGAGAATGGAAAACGCTCCTGTTAGAAAAGCAGCCGATGGTGGAATCATGTATCTTGCTCCGGGAGGCCCGGTCACTAAAGGAGGATCCACGTTAGCTCCTTCAACCTATGGATCAAAACCATTTGAAGATTATTTAAAGGATCTTGGTTTTACTAAAGTAGATGAGAAGACAGGAAAAGTTAGAGGTTCTAAAGGAGCGTGGAACAAGTTCCTTGCAGGGAAAGGAATTAAAATAAATTCAACGCAAGCGACAAATTTATTAAACACTATGTTAAAAGATGCAGGCAAGCGTCCTTACATTTCTGTAGATATGTCTCAAAAAGGTTTAGGTCAAGGATTAATTGATGAGATCACAGGAACTGAAGCAGGTAAACCCAATGTTCGTGACATTCGACAATCAACAGCTAATAAAATTGAAGAGATTCGATTAGACGCTAATGATAAATTTGGTAGAAACCCAACCAAGAAAAAATATCAATTCATCAAAGATCAAATTATAAAGTTCTTTCCTAAAGTTGCCGGGACCACGGCCCTTGCTCAGTTTATTGCAGGTAAAGCTTTGGGATTTGCCGGAGCATTCATGCCATCTGAGGCGGATGCTGCAACATTATACGACGATGAAGGAAACATGAAAGAGGGGATTATGTCACAAATTGAAGAACAAAATAAAATGAAAGTGATTACAGAATAATGGCAATCGATAAAAGAATTACAGGCGAAGCAGGCGAACTCGAGATCGAAGAGAAGGATATCACCGAGGTCCTTGGTCCAAGCACCATGGATCAAGAATCAAACATTGTCGAAATGATGGAAGACGGTTCAGCGATCATCAACCCGGAAGAAGAAGCACCCGAAGTAGAATTCTATGACAACCTCGCGGAAGCCGTTGATGAGTCCGAACTCCAACGGATATCCAACAAGTTACTCGGCGATTATGAAAACGCCAAAGACTCTCGTAAAGATTGGGAAGATGGTTATGTTAAAGGATTAGATCTTTTAGGATTTAAATACAGCGAACGTTCACAACCGTTCCAAGGCGCAAGTGGCGTGACGCATCCTTTACTCGCCGAATCCGTCACACAGTTTCAAGCACACGCTTACAAAGAAATGCTACCCGCGGGTGGTCCGGTTCATACACAAGTCGTCGGTGATCAAACACCCGATGTAATGGCGCAAGCCGAACGTGTCAAAGATTTCATGAACTATGAAATCACCCACACTATGGAAGAGTATGATCAAGAAATGGATCAGATGCTTTTCTATTTACCGCTCGCCGGTTCCACCTTTAAAAAAGTTTACTATGATGCTTCTCTGGGAAGAGCGGTATCGCGTTTCGTGCCCGCTGAAGATTTAGTTATTCCGTATGAGACCACCGATTTAGAGACAGCGGAAATGATCGGACAACGTGTTCGGGTGACGGCCAATGATTTGCGCAAGAAACAAGTCATGGGCTTTTACAGAGATATCTCGTTAAAAGCCGGACAAGAAGAACAAAATCAAATTCAACAAAAATACGATGATTTAGAAGGTACTCATCCTGAAGAAAACGATGATGATATTTTCAATCTCATCGAGTTCCATGTCATTTGTGATATCAAAGGCTTTGAAGACAAAGGCATGGATGGTGAGCCCACCGGCATTATGTTGCCTTACATTATTACGATTGATGAGAACTCATCAGAAGTTTTATCAATTCGAAGAAACTACAAAGAAAATGATCCGTTAAAAAGAAAAGTAGAATACTTTGTTCACTACAAATTCTTACCGGGTCTGGGATTCTATGGCTTTGGATTGATTCACATGATTGGCGGTCTATCTAGAACTGCCACGGCAGCCCTAAGACAATTACTAGATGCTGGTACTCTTTCGAACTTGCCTGCCGGCTTTAAGGCAAGAGGGCTACGGATTCGTGATGATGACTCTCCTTTAAAACCCGGCGAGTTTAGAGATGTGGATGCACCGGGCGGAAGTCTAAGAGAAGGTTTACTTCCACTACCTTATAAAGGTCCTGATCAAGTCTTAATGCAGTTACTGGGTTTTTGTGTGGAAGCCGGAACACGATTTGCAGCCATTGCCGATCAGAAGTTAGGCGAAGGTTCTCAAGCCAATCCTGTCGGTACCACCATGGCGATCATGGAGCGTGGTGCGCGGGTCATGTCGGCTATACACAAAAGATTACATCACGCACAACGTAAAGAGTTTAAAATCCTAGCGCGCGTCTTCGCCGAATACTTACCACCGGAATATCCATACAATGTAGCCGGCGGTAATCGTATGATTAAGATGCAGGACTTTGATGACAGAGTCGATGTCATTCCTGTATCCGATCCGAACATCTTCTCCATGGCACAACGTATTACGTTGGCCCAAACCGAATTACAATTAGCTCAATCGAATCCTCAAATTCATAATTTGTATGAAGCATACAGAAGAATGTATGAAGCATTAGGCGTTCAGAATATTGAATTGATTCTACCCCCACCCCAACAGCCCACCCCTAAAGATCCGGGTATGGAAAATGCGGCAAGCTTGACCGGACAACCAATGCAGGTATTCCCGGGGCAAGATCATCAAGCCCATATTGATGCGCACCGAGCGTTTATGAGTTCATTCTTAGTTAAAAATAACTTACCGGTATTGACTGCATTACAAGCACACGTGTCAGAACACATCGCACTACTTGCAAGAGAACAAGTCGAAGCGAAAAATGCTCCTATCATTCAAGAACAGGCACAACAATTCGGCGGTCAATTACCTCCAGAGCTTCTTCAACAGTTCCAAGCACAAAACGAAAAAGAAATTGCACAAGTTATTGCTCAAATGACCAACGATGCAGTAGCGGAAGAGCAAGAATATTTAGAAAAAACAGGTGAAAGTGATCCGTTAATCGATTTAAAACAACAAGATTTACTGTTAAAGCTGAACGAACAGCAAATGAGACAAAAAGAACAAGAAGAAAAGTTTGAAATTGATCGTGAAAGAATCAAATCTCAAGAAGAACAGACCGATAAACGAGTTCAAACACAGCAAGACATTGCAAATCTAAGAGCACAGACTACAATGGCGAAAGCAATGAGAGGAAATCGTGGCCCAACTACCTAAAAATCTTACCGCTGAGCAAAGAAAAGCGATTATGAAGTTGTTAGCCAAGAAAAAAGGCGTCGACACAAATGAAATTCGTTCCGAAATAGCTCAAGTATTGAAAGGTGGCGCTAGGGTTCCTACTTATGCAAGCAAAGGTGGTTACATCAAGAAGAAAAAGAAAGGTGCGACAAAAAATGCCACTAAAAAAAGGTAGTAGTCAGAAGACAATTAGTGCTAATATAAGAAAATTAAAAAAGGAGGGTCGCCCTCAAAAGCAAGCTATCGCAATTGCGTTGAGTGAGGCAGGTAAAAGCAATGTCAAAAAACGAAAAAAATCCAAAAAACGAAAGACTGCCTGAAATCGACGAATCAACCATTGAAATGGTTGTCGGCGATGTTGAAAAAATAGTTTCCTTGATGATTATGCAGGGTTATGACGGCATTACAATCTCTAGTGCCTTATTAGGTGTTGGAAAGCGTGTAATGACTGCATCTTTAGGTGCTATAGACACAAAAAAAGCTATCGAAAGGCTTGCAAAATTTCCAGATTATAGCTTGATTAATGGAAATTATACAATACACTAACCCCCATGAAAAATAATAAGTCAATGGACACAAAATCTCAATATGAGATGACAGGTGACGGCAAGGTGCCTTTCAAGACTGCACCAACTGATCCCTCGAAGTCTAAAACTCAAGGTCAGAAAGCAATTCAAGTTAAAAAGAAACCATTCAAAGGAGTATTCTAATGAAAGCATGGATTAAGGATCTTTGGGACAAACACCCAAAGAAAAAATGGCTTGTAATCGGTATAGCTATCGGTTGGGCCTTAGCTCAAATCATCTAATAAATGTTATCTAAAATTTTAGGCGGATCTTTAGTGGATACTGTCGGTAAAGTTATCGACAGTGTTCACACATCCGAAGAGGAAAAAGGTCAGATTAAAATTAAACTTCAAGAATTAGAGAACGAAATTAATTCCAAACAAATGGATATTAACTTAGCGGACGCTCAGTCTACTGCCACAGGTATTGGTGGTATTATGCAACGATCTTGGAGACCATTAATAGGCATGAGTTGTGCTCTTGCCATCTTTTGGGAATATGTTGCTAAACAATTTATTATGTTTCTTCTTGCTGCTTTTAGCATAGAACATGATCCTCTCCCCGCATTAGATATGGGTGTTTTAATGCCTTTAGTCATGGCTCTTTTAGGTATGGCAGGTATAAGATCATTTGAAAAAGTTAAGAAAATTACAAAATGAAGTGCACAAAATGTGGATGTATGTGTCATTGCGAACAAACATGCATGTGTGAATGCGCTATATGTGAACATGAAGAAGCAAGTAGCAAATAGCACTATTGATCATGTTGTCAAAAAGACTACAATGGGAGACGGTAGAATCAGTTGGTCTACTATGAATAAACATAAACGACGTAACTTTAAAAAATATAGGGGTCAGGGAAGATAATGGCAAAACTTTGTGCAAAAGGTAAAGCCGCAGCGAAGCGTAAGTTTGATGTATATCCTTCTGCTTATGCTAATATGTATGCGTCTGCTGTTTGTTCAGGCAAAGTAAAACCCGGCGGTAAAAAGAAGCCGAAGAAAATGTTTAAAGGTGGAGATGTTAATACTCAATCTCAAATGAGAAAAGATTCTAAAAATCCCAAGAATGTTGCTAGAGGATGTGGTGGTGTTATGACTAACAGAAGAAAAGTAACATCGTATGCATAATGGCAAAGGGTGGATTAAGAAAATGGGTAGAAGAAAAATGGGTGGACATAGGAGCACCTAAGAAAGACGGGAGGTATCAGCCATGTGGAAGAAAATCAGCGAAGGGTTCAAAGAGGAAATATCCCAAATGCGTTCCCTTAGCCAAAGCAACATCTATGAGCAAATCTCAGAAAGCGTCCGCCGTGCGAAGGAAGCGTGCCGCTGGAAATACTGGTCCAAAGCCAAAAATGGTTTCAACCTACGCAAAAAAGAAAAAATAGACGAACACGAAAAACATTGGGGAATAGGATCATGAATTTAGAAGATTTAAAAAATGAGATTAAAAAAGAAGAAGGTTATCGACTAGAAGTTTATATTGACACAGAGGGATTTCCTACTGGAGGCTATGGTCATAAAATAATAGACGGTGAGAAAATTCCGACAACTAAAGAAGGTTGGGAAGAATTATTTGAAAAAGATTTTGCTCGTGCTTGTGAAGGTGGCATGAATATATGTGGTGATTGGAACATTAAAGATGAAGCCAAAGCCATCATTATTCACATGGTTTATCAAATGGGTGAGGCAGGAGTTCGTAAGTTTAAACGTGCTTTAAGCCATTTAAAAAAGGCAGAATACAAGTATTGTGCGGGCGAAATGATGAATTCGCGGTGGGCAAATCAAACTCCCAATCGTGCAAAAAGACTTAGCGATCATATGGCTAATTTATAAACGTGGACATAATTCGATTTACAGACCATTTAAAAAAAATAATTAAGACTAGACAAAGTGACATTTCGTCTGCTATTAGTAATGGTAATGCAAAATCTTACGACGAGTATAAACAACTCGTCGGTGAGCATTTAGCATATACTAACATTTTACAGGAACTCTCGGACCTGCTAAAAAAACAGGAGCTAATAGATGACGAAACTGATAGTGCCTAAGCACTTAAAAGAAAAGGTAGAAAAACAGAAGGAAGAATCCGAAGCTGCAAAGCTACCAAATCCAACTGGCTGGAGACTTTTATTATTACCAGTTAGACTCCAAGAAAAAACAAAAGGCGGTGTTTACTTAACCGACGATACAATTAGCATGGCACAAATTGCCGGAAACGTTTGTAAGGTTTTGAAGGTAGGACCTTCTGCTTACAGAGATAAAGATCGTTTCCCAGATGGACCATGGTGCAAGGAAGGTGATTGGGTAGTCATTACCAAATATGCCGGATCCAGATTGTATATTGACGGTGGGGAATTGCGTGTTGTGAACGATGATGAAATCATTGCACAAGTCGACGATCCAATGAGTATTCTTCCGTCTAACGTAAAACTAGACAAGGTAGAAAGGTAGGTAGCCATGGCAGAAGATAAATCCAAAATGGTAGATATCGATACTTCCGGTGATGAAGTGGAAATTGTTTTAGATGAACAACAATCTAAAAATGAAAAAGAAACAAAAGATCACGGTGAAGTAAAAGAAGAAATAAGCGTTCAAGAAATAAAAGAAGAGAACGCTGAACAAGCACAAGAATCAGATGGTTTAGATGATTATAGTGAATCTGTTAAAAAGAGAATTGCTAATCTCACTAAAAAATATCGCGAAGCTGAAAGACAAAGAGAAGAGGCTTTAAAGTATGCTGAAGGATTAAGGAAGCAATACGAAGAAAGTCAAACTAAATACTCTCAGTTAGATAAAGGATATTTGAGTGAGTTTGAATCTCGAGTAACGACTCAAACTGAAGTTGTCAAAGACAATCTAAAAAGAGCCATACAAGCAAGAGATGCCGATGCTATTGTTAAAGCACAAGAACAGCTTGCTCAATTGACTCTGGACAATGAACGTCTCAAAGCAACGAAAAAGTTGGAAGAAGAGAAAGCTGCTCAACCTCAAACACAAGCAACTACTCAACAGTATCAACAACCACAACCTCAACAACCCGTTCAACCCGATCCAAAAGCGGAAAAATGGGCAAGAGAGAACGCGTGGTTTGGTCAGGACGAGGCCATGACGTATGCCGCCTTCGGAATTCATAAAAAACTTATTGAAGAAGAAGGATTTGACGCACAGTCAGATGAATACTATAATGAAATCAATTCTCGAATGAGAAAAGAGTTTCCTCACAAATTTTCCGGTGAGGCAAATGTCGGAAAGCAATCGAAACCCGTCCAAACGGTTGCTTCTGCTAAGCGCGTAAATAAAGATGGACGCAGATCTGTAAGGCTCACACCCTCACAGGTAGCAATAGCCAAAAGGCTAGGTGTGCCGTTAGAAGAGTACGCTAGATACGTGAAGGAGGCGTAACAATATGGAAAATGAAACTAAACTTAATAAATCTTCACGCAAGTTGGAAACCCGTGAAATGAACGCTCGACCAAAAGCATGGGTACCACCTTCATCGCTCGAAGCGCCACAACCTGACGAAGGCTGGCATCATCGATGGGTACGATACGAATATCGTGGAATACCTGACGATAAGAATGTCAACGGTAGGTTAAGACAAGGGTATGAATTTGTTAAATCAGATACATACGGCGATCGTCTTGACATACCTGCAATAGCCGACGGAAAGTTCAAAGGCGTCATAGGAATAGGGGGACTTGTTCTTATGCGGTGTCCAGTTGAGATTAAGAAGCAACGTGATGCGTACTTCAAGTCTCAAACGGAAGGCCAAATGCAGAGTGTTGATAACGACTTAATGAAAGACGAGCACCCTAACATGCCAATCCATAGGGAAAGGCAAAGTAGAGTAAGCTTCGGCGGTCCAAAACCCGACGAAGATTAATTAACAAAAAAATATACTTAGGAGGTATATACAATGGCAAATAAAAACGCAGCCTTTGGTTTACGCCCATTAGCAAAGCTAGGCGGAAACTATAACGGTGGTGCTTTCACCACTTATGCGGTTAAGTCAGGTAATACCAGTGGTAATATTTTTGAGGGTGCAGTTGTAAAACTAGGATCTGACGGATACGTTGTCGCAGCAGGCGACAGTGACACACAAATTTTGGGTGTTGCGGGCGGTGTGGAATACACAGCAGCAGACGGTAAGCCGACATTTTCTAATTACTTTCCAAATACAACAGCAACTCAAGGATCCGCTGATATTAGCATAAGAGTATACGACGACCCGAATCAATTATTCTTGGTTCAGGCTGACGGTACTTCTGCTCAGACTTCAATCGGAATGAACGCTGATGTTACTGGAAACGCAAACGGTAACACAACAAATGGTATATCAAGCGGAGCATTAGACTCATCTAGTCTATCAACTGCTGATTTAATGTTAAGAGTGGTTGGTGTAACGGCTGATCCTGATAATAACGACCTAGCTAGCGTCAACGCTAACTTAATCGTTAAAATCAACGATCACTTCTACGCACCGAACACAGCAGGCGTATAGGAGGTTTAAACTATGGCTATATCAAGAAGTCAACTCGTTAAAGAGTTAGAACCGGGTCTAAACGCACTGTTTGGCTTGGAATATCAAAAGTACGAAAACGAACATGCTGAGATTTTTAATCAAGAATCTTCAGACAGAGCTTTTGAAGAAGAAGTAATGTTAACAGGTTTCGGTAACGCTCCTGTGAAGCAAGAAGGTGCAGCAGTAACATTTGACTCTGCAAACGAAGCTTACACAGCACGTTATTCACATGAAACCGTTGCTTTAGCATTCTCTATCACTGAAGAAGCTGTGGAAGATAATCTTTATGACAGATTATCAGCACGTTACACAAAAGCATTAGCTAGATCTATGGCACACACAAAACAGATCAAAGCTGCTAACGTATTAAACAATGCGTTCGCATCTTCTGGCGCAGCCGGTTCAAATCCCGGCGGTGACGGTGTGTCTCTTGTGAACGCTGCTCACCCAACTGTAGGTGGCGGAGCATTCTCAAATAGAAACTCAACTGATGCAGACCTTAACGAAACATCACTCGAGCAGGCGATGATTGATATTTCTCAATTCATCGATGAGAGAGGACTAAAGATTGCTGTACAAGCAAGAAAAATGATTGTCCCACCTCAATTAATGTTCGTAGCGGATAGAATCCTAAACTCAACATTGAGAACAGGTACAGCCGACAATGACATCAACGCATTAGTGAACATGTCAATGTTGCCTGAAGGTTATAGAGTAAATCACTATCTAACAGATACTGATGCATACTTCATCATGACCGACGCACCTAATGGATTCAAACACTTCGTGAGAACTCCATTAGCGACAGCTATGGAAGGTGATTTCGATACAGGTAACGTGAGATACAAAGCTAGAGAGAGATATTCTTTCGGTTTCTCAGATCCACGTTGTGTATACGGTTCACAAGGTTCCTAATAGGAACATTTGTTTTTCATAAACAAATCCTTTCGAAAAGGGCGGTTTCATCCCGCCCTTTTTTATTTACACCGTCAGATTAATTTTTTATATTAAAGTCCTAGCAAAAATAGTTGCATAGACTGGGCTAGCAGACGGTATAGAGACTATGTGACGAACGGGCTATACACCAAAGGAGGTTTAATATGGCTAAAACTACATTTGAAGGACCAGTAGTATCTTTAAAAGGATATGTAGCTGGTTCCGATCCAAACGCAAGTGACACACAACAAGGTGGCACTAATCCATACACAGTAACCAACGTTACTTCTATCACAAACGGTACATTCGTTATTGATGCTACTACATCCGAAGGTACTTTGTTTTATGTAAATAATGGTGCTAACGGAGCAGCAACACTTTGCTTCTCTGACGGTACAACTTGGTTAAGAGCAGATACTAACGCAAACGTATCAACAAGCTAAGGAGGTAAATCATGGCCTTCGATAGTGATGTTCTAGTTAAAGGTGCGGCAGCCGGAGCTACAACAGAAATAAATTCTCAAAGATCACGTCTTAAGGGATTTGTTATTGGTGTGGGCGCCACAGGCAGTAACGGCACAGTAACTTTTAACGATGGCGGCACTGCTGTATTTAACGTAGCTGTTGTGGGGGGAACCTCAGACGTTGCAATGAATATTCCTGAACAAGGTGTTTTATTTAAAGCAAACTTGAACGTAACCACTGTTAATTGTACAGTGAATGTATTCTACACAGGATAATGGCAGACAAACAACCACCGAAAACTAAAAAATATTTCCGCTCTACCAAAAGTGGAGCGGGAATGACCAAAGCCGGTGTCGCTCGATATCGAAAAGAGAACCCCGGTTCAAAATTAAAAACCGCTGTAACAGGGAAAGTAAAACCCGGCAGTAAAGATGCTAAAAGAAGAAAATCTTATTGTGCTCGTTCTGCGGGTCAAATGAAACAATTTCCCAAAGCAGCCAAAGACCCCAATTCAAGATTAAGACAAGCACGTAAACGCTGGAGGTGCTAATTGGAAATAAGTGACAAAACGACAGTTGGCATGCCAATTAGAAACTTGGTTTCTATTGTCACTGCCGTGGCACTGGGAGTCTATGCTTATTTCGGAATAGTCGAAACCCTAAACCAACATTCTACTCGACTAGAACTAATGGAAAAAGATGTGCAATTAAACACAGAGTTTCGAATTAAATGGCCCAGAGGTTTAATGGGTAATCTACCTGCTGATGATGAACAATATATGTTATTAGAATTCCTATCAGGACAAGTTGAGAAACAACAAGCAACCTTAGATGAAAATGCTGATACGAAAATTATGATTAAACATTTAGAAGAAATGGTAGATCAGTTAGAAAAAGATGTTGAAAAATTAAAAGATGCAACAAGAGAAATTAAGTTTGCAAACGGTAATGGAAATGGGGGATACTGATGTGGAAAGTGATTATTGTTCTTTGTTTATTTAGTGGCACGGGTGAATTATTAGAGCACACTTATACAGAAAGTGTTAGTGATTGTTTAGAGAAAAAACGTATAATGAAACGTAATATGGGGCCAACCGTATTAATTACTTGTGGTGAAGCAGAGGCGGAGCTAGAAGAAATTCAAGGAAGAATCTTCGTAAAAAGTATTCGCAAAATGGAACATTGATGATATAAAAAACTATGCAATTAGATAAACTTAAAGATTGGGGCGGATTAGTAACAAGATGGATGCTATTATTTGCTGCTGTAATTATAGGTTGGTCTAATTTAGAAAATAGAGTCACTAATTTAGAAGCAGATACAGTAGGAACTCCTGCATTATTACTTGAAATTAAACAGGATTTAGCTGTTATAAAAAATGATATTTCTTGGTTAAAAGAAAACATGCCCAAGAATGACAATCAGTAGATCTCAAACGGCTAAACAAATAGCCAATCCACCCTCTAAAAAGATAAGAAAAAAGAAACCAAAAAAGAGAAAAACAAAGTAGAATTTTCTAGAAGGTTTTGATACATTGAGCTTTAAGCACAAAGGAGTGTAAAATGGTAAATTGTAAGAAAAAAACATACTTGAAGACAGGCGGTAAATCTCCTGTTAAAGGCATGAAAAAAGGTGGCGCAGTCAAAGGTTATATGTATGGCGGTTCTGTCAATAAAATGAAAAAATAATGACAACATCTGGAACAACAGACTTTAATCTTAATATAGAAGAAGCAATTCAAGAAGCATACGAGCGTTGTGGCTTGTCGATGAGAACAGGTTACGATTTACGATCTTCTAGAAGAGTTTTAAATATTATGTTTGCAGAGTGGGCAAATAGAGGAATTAATGTCTGGACCGTGAAACAAAGAACGGCCACAGTAGCTCAAAATGATCAAAGCAACACTGCTGATTTTGCTTCTGATATTGTTGATGTATTGGACGTTGTTGTTCGAGACGGCACCACAGATTACACCGTGGATAAAATCAGTAGAGCGGAGTATTTAAATACACCTGTTAAATCAACAACAGGTCGACCAACTCAGTTCTTTTTTGACGGTCAGATTAATCCAGTGATGTATTTCTATCCCGCAGCAGATCAAGCTTATACGATTGTGTATAATGCTTTGACAAGAATTCAAGACGCAGGGGATTATACAAACACAACTGATTTACCCTTTCGATTCTATCCTTGTTTAGTAGCTGGTCTGGCTTATTACATCGCAATGAAAAGAGCACCTGAACGTATGGCAGATTTAAAATTTGAATACGAAGATGTTTGGAAAAGAGCAGCCGATACAGACGGTGGTAGAGATAGTGTGTTTTTAACACCACAAAATTATTTCATAGGTTCATAATGGCAAGATACGCAACAGGTAAATATTCACAAAGAATATCTGATCGTTCAGGAGCAGCTTTTCCTTATAAAGAAATGGTCAAAGAATGGAACGGTTCCATTGTCCATGTTTCAGAATTCGAAGCCAAACATCCACAGTTAATTCAAACAAAAAAACAATTAGCGGATCCCGAAGCTTTACAAATGGCGAAGCCTCAAATATCCTCTACAACTGTTTATCCCCCCACTGATGGATTAAATGCTAATCAGTTTCAAAGCACAGGTATGAAACCTTCGACTCATGTTAATGCCGATACTCGAATGCAAACAATATTAGGAAAGGTTACTGTAAGCACATCATGAACTATTCTGAATTATTAACCAATGTTAGAGACTACACAGAAGTAGATAGTAGTGTTTTATCTGATTCTGTTATTAATACATTTCTTATTAATGTTGAAAATAAAATTGATCGAACAGTTGATTCTGACGCACAAAGAAGATATGCGACCACAAGTTGTCAAGTGGACAATGCTTTTATTGATTTAACTTCCGCTCCTTCCGGCTTTCGATTTGCCAGAGCTATTCAAATAGTTAAAAGCAACGGAGAAAGAGATTGGATGGAGCAAGTTGATACGACCTTTATTGATGAATATTCTGTTACTCGAAGTGATGCTAGTAGTTCAACTAACGGTATTCCTAAATTCTGGGCTAATTGGGACCAAAACACTTTAATTTTGGCTCCTACCCCAGACGAAGCGTATACCTTAGAGATGTGGTATGATGAAACTCCAGAGAGACTTAGCAGTACCAACACTACAACATACATTTCAAATAATGCACCAGAGGTTTTATTGTATGGAGTGCTCTCTGAAGCATATTCCTACTTGAAAAATCCTCAAGAAATGCAATTATACCAACAGAAGTTTCAGGCGTCTTTGAGCGATTGGGCTCAAGATCAAATGGGACGTAAACGTAGGGACGAGTACACGGATGGCGTGTTACGAATTCCGTTAAGGTCAGTAGATCCGGGAGGTAAATAACTATGGCTATAAACCAAGCAGTATGCGCAACGTTTAAACAGCAGCTTCTAGATGGCGACCATGATATCAGTAATGATACATTAAAGCTCGCCCTCTACACAGATTCAGCTACTTTAGACGCTAATACAAGTGCCTATTCCGCTTCAAACGAAGTTGGTGACTCAGGCACTTATTCAGCAGGTGGTGGAACACTTGCAAATGCAAATGTTAGTTTAACAAAAACCAATGCAACCGCTTCAACAGCTTTTGTTGACTTTGATGATTTATCATTTCAAACTGCAACAATCGCAGCTCAAGCAGCGTTGATCTATAACACTTCATCTTCAAACACAAACGCAGCGATCGCAGTGTTAGATTTTGGTGGTGTGAAGACATCAACTAACGGAACATTTACAATTCAGTTTCCAACCAACGACGCTACAAACGCAATTCTAAGAATTAGCTAAGGCATAGTATTTACAAACACGAGCGATGTTTGTAGTATAAGCTATGTCTTTTGCTGATTCACCCTTTTCTAGTGCCCCTTTTGCGGCAACAGGAGAAACTAATGCTGTTGTCGAACTTAGTGGACTTCAACTAAATATTGCAGAAAACAACTTAACTGTTTCCGCAGGAGGCAGTGTTGTTACGGGATCCGAAGAAAATACAATTGAAACGTTCTTAGGAACGGTTATTGCAGAATCAGAATCAATTGTTGATGTAACAGGCGTATCTGCAAAAATTGATTTACCCAATATCACTGATGGCTTAACTATCAACTTCTATCGTACCGCTTTTACATCCTTTACCTTAGGCACTATTTTAAGTAGAGACATAACTTGGCAAACTGATAGCTCGGGTATTCTTCTTAAAAGTTCTTACACAGAGGGAGAGATTTGGTGGGAAGTAGGAGGGACGGGACAAGGTGCTTATTTAGGCATCGCTAAAATAAATAATCAATACTTTATTCGTTTTAGATCAGGAAGTGGATCAACCAGTCATCAAGAGCAATCTGATTCTAGTGAATTTGCTGTTGTTAATTTAGCCATTACTGATTCCTCTGTATCAAATTTCTTTGATGATCAACGACACATTGTTACTTTTTCTATTGATGTTACTAATAATAAACTTCTTGTCTGGATAGATAATATATTAGTTATAGACTATGACGCTACTGCTAATGGTGGAAATGTTCTTCTAAGCGGACAATGGGGTGGAACAAATCCAGGAGGATATGGTCAAAGTTTTGGAAGTGCTGTTGCTGGAGGCTCTAGCACTTATGACGGTGGTGCAACTCAATATCAGTATGTAGTTGCCAGTAGCACCATAGAATCAGGTTCTGTTCTTTTTCAAATCAATAATGAAATACCTAATGCTGAAGAATACCCTGTAGAAGTTAATGGAAATGCTAATGTCGATGTTACAGGAATAGAGCTATCCACTGAACTAGGTACAGAAACAATCGTAGCAAATTCCAATGTCGATGTTACAGGAGAAGTTTTAAGTACCGAACTCGGCACTGAAGTTGTCACGGCTAGCGCTCTTGTTCAACCTACAGGACTAGAAATCTCTTTTGCAGAAGGCACTGTTGTAACTACAGGAACAGCTAATATTGATGTCATAGGTGAACAGATTGACTCGGCTCTCGGTATCGAAGTTATTGTTGCAGATGCTAATGTTGACGTCATAGGATTAGAAGCTTCGCTTACAGACGGCGATGTCGAAGTTATTGCAAATGCAGACGTCACAGTTACAGGTCTTAATATTCAATTTACAGAAGGCACGGCTGAAGTTACAGGAACAGCAATAGTTGATGTCACGGGAATAGAAGTATCCACCGAACTAGGAACAGAAACAATTGTTGCAGATGCTAATGTTGACATTACTGGATTAGAAATAAATTTCACTGAAGGAACAGCAACCGTTGAGGCAAACGCCACTGTTGTTCTTACTGGATTAGAAATCAACTTCGCAGAGGGCACAGCAACCGTTGTAGCAAATGCCAATGTCGACGTCACAGGACTAGAAATTTTATCACAAAGTGGTAATGTTGTTGTTACTGCTGACGCTGATGTCAACGTCACAGGACAAATTATAAATTTTGCGATAGGACAAGTCACGGTCGTTGATGCATGGCAACCGGTTGATCCATCCGCTAACAACGCTTTTTCAGCGGTGAGCACAGGAGCATCAAATACATGGACAGAAGTCGCAGCATAGGATATAAAAAAGTATGCCACATTTAGGAGTTGGAGATAGAGTCAAAGAGACCACGACCTCGACAGGTACGGGTACAATTAATTTAGACGGAGCTGTCACAGGCTTTCAAACCTTTGTCGACGGTGTAGGCAATGGCCACGAAACGTATTACGTTATTGTCGATTCAGGCACAGGGGATTATGAAGTAGGTGTCGGTACAATTACCGATGCTGCGACGGATACCCTCTCTCGTGATACAGTTATCAGTTCTTCTAATGGAGGATCTTTAGTTAATTTTGGAGCAGGCACCAAAGACGTATTCTGTTCCCTTCCTTCCGAACGAGCGGTTATCATTGATGATGCTTCGAACGTAGAAGTCACTGCTAATATTACCGCAACCTCTTTTGACGGATCAGGTGCCGCTCTCACAGCTTTAAATGCATCGAATGTTTCTTCAGGTACACTTCCGAACGCAAGACTCGATGCTCAATTACAAGACATCGCAGGGTTAGCCACAACGAGTGGTAAAATTATTCAAGGAGACGGAGCCAATTTTGTTCTCTCTTCTTACACGATTCCAACTTCCGATGGAACAACAGGACAAGTTTTAACAACAAATGGAAGTGGCGCTGTCACTTTCCAAACTCCTACTGTAGGAGATATTACAGCAGTAACTGCGGGTAATGGTTTAACAGGAGGAGGAACATCAGGTGATGTGACTCTTAATGTGGGAGCAGGCACAGGTGTTACTGTCAATGCTGACGATATTGCCATTGGTCAAGACGTAGCCACATCTGCTTCACCTACTTTTGCAGGGGGTACATTTACTGCGAACGTCGCCTTTGGTGATTTAGATTTTATCAACATGGGGGCAACAGGTGAGTATCAAATTTATCACGATCATGCCAATGGTGTATCCGTTATCAAAGATGTGGATGCGGGTGGTTCGATTAATATTGAAGCCGATTCCATTAGCTTAACAGGTCCTGTCACTGCAACAGCGAACGTCAGCTTAGGGGATAACGATTATTTAAGATTTGGTGATTCTCAAGACCTACAGATTTATCACGATAGTAGTAATAGTTTTATTCACGATAATGGCACTGGTAACCTTTTCATTGATGCTACACAACTACAATTCCGTAATGGTGTACAAAGCGAAACTTACGCAGATTTTGCTAATGGTGGTGCGGCACGACTATATTATGGTGGTGCAGTAAAACTAGCAACCACATCTACAGGTATTAATGTTACAGGAACAGTAGTTAGTGATGGATTAACAGTAGATACAGATACATTATATGTGGATAGCACTAACAATAATGTGGGAATAAAAACCTCATCACCTTCAACACAACTTCATATCTCCAATCCATCTGGAACTTTAGGTTTTGCTATTTCAAGAGGTACATATACTACAACTCCAACATATGGAGCAAGAACAGATTCAACAAAAGTAGTTATTGAAAGTTTTGGTGAATACACAATAAGAACATCGGCTATAAGTGGAAGTCCAATAGAAAGATTTCGTATAGATACTACTGGGAATACAATTATAAATGAAAATGGTTACGACCAAGACTTCCGAGTAGAAAGCGATAACAAAACCCACGCATTATTTGTTCAAGGTAGTGATGGAAATATTGGAGTGGGAACAAGTAGTCCATCACATCAACTCACCATTAGTGGAACAAGCACAGGCTTTGTTAATGGTGGAGCTGCTTTTTCTATTGGTTCAACGAGTAATCATAACTTAGCTTTTTATACTAACAATCAACCTAGAATGTATGTAGATACGTCTGGTAATGTAGGGATTGGAAATATTCCAGAAACTTGGTATTCTACTTTTTCAGCATTACAAATAGGTGCAAATAAATCTGCTATTTATGGTAGGTCAGAAAATAATTCATTAAGTTTAGCATCAAACAGTTATGTTAATGCTTCTGGAAACAACACTTATATAAACAGTAGTGAAGCAAGTTTATATGAGCAAAACAGTGGCGTACATAAATTCTTCACTGCACCTTCTGGAACTGCAGGAAATAGTATTACATTTACAGAACGTATGCGTATAAATAGTTCTGGTAATGTTGGAATAAACACTAGTTCACCTTCATCAACTTTAGATGTAAATGGTGTTGTTACTGCTACTAGAATTGACTCTGGTGTTAATTGTAATTTTGATGATAATTTAAATGTAAATGCCACAGGTGGACTTGGTTTTACACAAGGCAGTATAAAAATTAGTAGTTCAACGATTGATAGTCCATCTGGTCGTGGTCAAGGTGTCTTTATGTTTAATGAAGGTTATGACCAAACTTATTATGCTGGTACTCTTTATGGCAACCAAGCATATGGTATTGGCTCTGTGTCAAGCACAGCGTTAAATACAAGTGCTGCTAATCGTGCAAATTCTTATGTAGAAATTAACTATGGTACTTCTGGAACAGTATTTAATGAGAATAGTGTAGACAGAGATTTCCGAGTAGAGAGTAATAATAACTCTAATATGCTCAAAGTAGATGGTGGTACTGATACAGTACTTATGGCTAAAGGTTCTGTTGATAATACAACAGCAGGACACAGATTTAATTCAGATGGTTTTGTTTCACACGTAAGAAGTGGTAATGGCGTTATGAGGCTTAACAGATTATCAAATGATGGAAATATATTAGAAATATATAAAGACGGAGCAACAGTAGGCAATATTGGTACGTATGCAGGGGATATAACTATTGGTACAACCGATACTGGATTACGTTTTGATGATGGTGCTTCTGCATATATACCTTGGAATATATCAACAAATTCAGCAACAGATGGAACTATAAGTTTAGGTGCTACTACAGTTCAATATAATAACCTCTACCTATCTGGCACTGTAACCAATGATGGCTCTGGTGGTATGTCTATTGATACCTCTGGAAATGTTACCTTTAATGAGGGTAGCATTGATGCTGACTTCCGAGTAGAGAGTAACAATAATACTCACATGCTATTTGTTGATGGCGGTAATAATTGTGTAGGTATAAATACAAGCGTTGGTGATGCAAGTTCTATTTTAGATATTCAAGTTAATAATGGATATTTAAGAGTTAAAAACGGAAGGATAGATGCTACTAACAATGTTCGTTTAGAAGCAGGTGGAAGTACAAGTAACTTCTTAGAATATAGAGGTTATCTTGGTCATATTTGGGATGTTAATACCACAGAAGTTATGCGTCTTGGTACTTCGGAAGCTGTTATCAATGATGATAGTCTTGATTACGACTTCCGAGTAGAGAGTAACAATAAAGCCTATATGCTCTTTGTTGATGGTGGAAACGATAGAGTTTCAGTAGGAACTAGTGCACCCTTATATGATTTCCATGTTGCTGGTCAAGGTTATTTTGATTCAACAGCAGAGAAACCATTATTTGTTCATCACTCTGACGGAAACAATGTAAAGATTGGTTTTCAAAATAATACATCCAATGCAAACTTTATTGGATTTAATGGAACTTTATTTCAAGTAGCACCTAACGGAACAAGCAGAATGACTGTTAGTGATACAGGAACAGTAACTGCTACTGCTTTTAGTGGTGATGGTTCTGCATTAACGGGTATTAGTAGCGGTGCAGGTTCTGTAGAGGCTTGGGCAAACTTTAACGGAATAGGAACTCTCTCTATAAGAGCAAGTGGAAATGTGTCTAGTATTACTGACCAAGCAACAGGTAGATTCAGAGTTAATTTTAGCAGTGCTTTAACAGATGCTAACTTTGCTGTTGCTGGTGCAACTGCTATTGATGATGGTGGTGCTACTGGTAGTCCAAATGGAACAATTACGATACAAAGAAGTAGTACCCCAATGAGTAGTTCATACGTTGATATAACAACATCTGCTTTAAATGCAGTTAATCAAGACCACGAATATAGTACAGTAATGATTGTGAGGTAATTTATGGATAAAAGAATAATATATAAAAATACAGACGGAAGTATAGGAATAATCATTCCTGCTGATTGTGGTTTAACTGTTGAAGAAATCGCAAACAAAGATGTACCAACAGGACTAGCTTATAAAATTGTAGATGTATCTGAAATCTCAAGCGACAGAACATTTAGAAATGCTTGGACTATTGATGATGCAGAATTAACAGACGGAGTAGGTGACTAATGGCAATTTACATAGACATACCCAAAGCAAAAGATATTTGGAAAGATAAAATTCGTGAGGCTCGTAAACCAGCACTAGAAAAACTAGATGTGGATTTTATGAGAGCAACAGAACAAGGCACTGATACAACAGCGATTGTAGCAGACAAACAAACCCTCAGAGATTTACCAGCAGTGGTAGATACAGCAACAACAACAGATGAAATCAAAGCTGTATGGAACGATATGCTGGGAGATAAACCAACAACATAACTAGACAAAAGCCATATAATGAGTATGATGAATAAACTTATTAATAAGGAGTAAAAAATGGCAGTAACAACTACATGGAAAGTGCTTGATATGAAACACAATCCTGCTGATGGTGGTGTTCTGGAAGTCAAGTGGGAGCTTAGAGCTTCTGCGGACACAGGCGAAACCGCAGTAGAAGGTGGTGAACTCAAGATTGATTCTTATGATCCTTCTTCTCCTAATTTTATTCCCTTCGCCAACTTAACGGAAGAAACAGTTTTGAATTGGGTATGGGAAGATTTAGGCGATAAAAAAGCAGAGATCGAACAGGATCGCACTGACAAGGTTAATGCACAGATAGCTAGAAACGCAAGTGAAGCTACTGGTCTACCTTGGTCTAACTAATAACAATAATAAGGAGTAATATGTTTACTTTTGATGATAAAGAGTATGATGAAAATCAACTGAGTGATAAAGGTAAAGTTGCTTTTGTGCAATTACAAAACCTTGCTCAAAGAAGAAATCAGTTAAGTTTAGAGTATGATAACTTACAAATTCTCTCTAAGCACTACACTGATCTTCTAAAAGAAGAATTACCGAAAGAAGAAGAGAAAAAGAAAAAATCTTCTAAAAAATAATTTCAGTGATTGAGAAAAAAGAATTAAAAGACAAGGGATATAAAGTATTTGTCGGTCTCCCTTGTTATGGGGGAATGATATCGGAATCGGTATTTCATTCTATGATGCAGTTGCAGACTTGGGGACAAGGTATTGGAGTCAAGTTTCGAATACAGACCATGGGCAACGAATCGTTAATCACGAGAGCAAGAAACACCCTTGTTTCGATGATGCTCGATGATAAAGACTTTATTGCTACTCACCTACTTTTTGTAGATGCTGATATCGGTTTTAGTTTTCAAAACATTGAAAGATTACTTTGTGCAGACAAAGAGTTAGTTTGTGGTATCTATCCTCGTAAATGTATTCATTGGGATAAAACCATTCAAGCCGTCAAAGAAGATCCAAACATTCACCCTGATGTCCTGTACGCTAAATCATTAGGCTATAATCTTAACTTTGACGATCCTCAAAACATTAATATGAAAGATGGTTTTTGTAAGGTTCAAGAAGCAGCCACAGGAATGATGCTCGTGAAGCGTGATGTATTTACCAAAATGAAAAAGAAGTATCCTGAGCGTAAATATAAATCCGATCAAATCATTAATGGAAAAGGCTACTCTTCGGATAATTGCTATGATTTCTTTGCCGTGGGTAAGTATCCCGGAATGGATCGATACCTGTCGGAGGACTATTATTTCTCTCGTTTATGGATAGATTGTGGAGGAGAGATATGGGCTGATGCTTCCATGCCTTTAACACACTTCGGGAATCTGGCTTTCAAAGGACATGTGGGTACATTATTTGCAAAAAAAGAGGATGAAAAACCTAAAGAAACATGATAATTAATTACCATGGCTTCCTCATATTCAACTAGCTACTTTTTAGAACTCATGGAAACTGGCGCTAATGCCAGCACATGGGGCACTAATACTAATAATAATTTAAAAATTGTTGATGCTTACGGTACTCGAGTAACGAACGTTTCTGTAAGTAGTGGTATATCGAATGTCGCTGCTGCTAATGCTTCAGGTAGTCTTTCTGATGCGGCTGCAAAAGTTTTAAAAGTAGCAGGAACTTTAACAGGGGAAACAACAATAACCATTCCTAACGTCGAAGGTAACTATTTGATTGATACAACTAACGTTATTTTAGACGGAAATAGTCTTCGTGTGGCTCCTTATGGTCAAACTTCTAATTATGTAGAATTAAATGAAAATGCTTATGCGTGGGTGTATGTACTTAATAATCGAACCTATAATGGTTTTAGTAAATTTGGTGATATCACTGTTAGTGGAGACATATCTAATGTCACGGGAAATGTCACCGTCACAGGAAACACTACCTTAAATGGAAATGTGACTGTTAACGAAAATGTAGCTTTTACTGCCAACGTTTCTTTAGCAGATAATGATTATTTAAATATTGGAACAGGGGACGATCTTCAAATTTTCCACGATGCATCAGACTCTTCTATTACAAGTAATACAGGTTCTTTACTTATCGATTCCGACAGTTTGAAATTAAGAAGTAAAGACGGAGAAGAATATTTAACAGGTGTCGCTAATGGCGCAGTTACTCTTTATTACGATGATAGCGCTGTCTTTGCTACAGCTGATGGTGGAGTCACTATTACAGGGAATGCCACTGTATCAGGAAATGTTGCCATAGACACCGATACTTTTTTTGTTGATTCAACAGATAATGCTGCTGGTTTTTTTACCACCACTCCAGAAGCCAACACAGTAAACATTGTGGGTGGCGGACAACCTTTACGATTTACAGGTACCTCTAGTAGTACTACTGGTGGAATAAATTTTTACAACGACACTGTTCAAGTAGCACAAATAGATGTTAACGCAGCTAATGGTGCTATCTCTCTTACTTCCGATCCTAATGATACACAAACAAATTCAGGGGTTAATATAGAAGTAGATGGAACTCTTGTTGCTGACTTTGGTCCTAACTTACTGAATCTTGATTCTAAATTAACCGTAGCAAATTCTGCTGTCGCTGAAGCTCATACTTTATCCAATGCTTCTACAACCGTGGCCTTAGATTTATCTGTGGGAAATAATTTTACTTTAACCATGAATAATAATATGACCTTATCAAATCCTACCAATGAAACCGTTGGACAATGTGGATTTATTATCCTCCGTCAAGACGCTACAGGAACAAGAGAAATATCTTTTGGAAGTGAATACAAGTTTATTGGAGGCTCGGGTGGAGCACCGAACCTCGCATCACGGACCGCTAACCAAGTGGATCGATTGGACTATGTTGTTGTTAGTAGTACCGAAATACATGTTAACGCAACAGGACCTTACAGCTAATGTTTAGATCAATGGGAGGAGCTGCTTTTGGCTCTCTGTTCAAAGCAACCGACTTCACTACTCAAACCTCAAACACAACATTAACCGTTCCAAACGGTGCTAATGCGATTCACATTCAAGCAGCTGTAGGTGGAGGTGCTTCAGGTGTTAATGGTTTCTCTTATGATAAATCAGGGGGTGAGTCTGCGGGAACCGCAGGTGGCTCAGGCGCTTACGTTTCCGATAAAGTTTTTAGTGTTTCTCAGGGAGAGACTTTAACTCTTACTGTAGGAGCAGGCGGAACAGGAAACACAGGGGGATACCCTAATCAACAAGGTGTGGATGGAGAGGACACAGTTTTATCTGGTAGTTCAACAGGCTCTATTTTTACTTTAGGAGCGGGCGAAGCAGGTGGCTCAACAGGGGGCAGTAGTCCTAACGGAAGCGTTCGTACTAATCTTCCTTCTGCTGGAGGCACTGCAACAATCGACGGAACAACAATTACTTCAGGTACTTTTATTGAAGCCAATGGAGCATCTGTCACTTTTGCTACCGCTACGACTTTAAATCAAGGTCCTGTCGGTACTTTTGATCAATCAGGTAACGGTGAAGCGGGTATAACAGGAAATAATTGCTCTGGAGATAATTGCCGTGTCGACGGTAGTGTTGGAGGAGATTCTTATGCTGACAATATTGCTGGTGGAACAGCTGGAACTGCTTCTGGGGCGGGAACGGCAGGAGGAGACGGAACAAGAGGATCTGGTGGTGGTGGAGGAGCTGCTCAAGTTGATGGTGGCGGATTTACTTTAGGGGGAGATGGAGGAGACGGAGAAATTATCTATCGATTTATAAAAGTTTTATAGTAGACTAAATAAAGAAAGGACTAAGAATGTATTTACAGAATTATTATTATTATTTTCAAAAAGCTTTAACATCTGAGTTTTGTGATCGAATTATTGAACACGGGAAAAAACAAATTCAAGAAGAGGCTAAGGTTGCTGATCCCAACTTACAAAAAATTAGAAACTCTTCTATTGCTTGGATGCAGGATTTATGGTTATACGAAGCAATCGAACCTTATATAAAAGAGGCTAACATAAAAGCAGGGTGGAACTTTGATTTAGTAGCGTCGGAGACTTGTCAATTTACTATGTATAAAGAAAATCAATACTATAACTGGCATCGAGATTCTTTGAAAGAACCTTACAATAGACCCAATTCACATGAGCATGGAATGATTAGAAAGTTATCCGTCACCGTTTCTTTAGAAGACGGAAATAACTATGAGGGCGGTAATCTTGAATTTGATTTACGTAATCGAGAAGACAGTCAATCGGTAATCTTATCAGCAGAACAAGCAAGAGCTAAAGGATCAATTATTGTGTTTCCTTCTTTTGTTTGGCATCGAGTAGCACCTGTTACCAAAGGCACTCGTTATTCATTAGTAATATGGACGATTGGTCCTTCTTTTAAATAATCATGAAATGGGAAATAAATAAATGGTTTGGTAATCCTATCTTTATTACTAAGTTAGAAAACCATGAAGAATTAAATAAAGAAGTTTTACAATTAATAAGTAAAGATGTTAAACCGACTCATTCTTCTTTTGCACGAACCACGGATATTGAATCTTCTTCACAGGGTATCACAGACAATCTACACCGTAATCCTCAGTTTCAGAATTTGTTTGATGCTATTCAAAAACAAATCAAGACTTTTTTAGATGCCAATCAATATCGAATGGATGTATTTGATTCCTATATTACAAAGGCTTGGGCTACTTTTTCAGTGAAAGGTCAACATATTGCTAGTCATAAACACACTGCTAGTCACTTTAGTTTGGTCTATTATGTTAAGGCAGAAGATCAAGGCAATGTTGTTTTTCAACCTGAAGAAGCTTCAAGAGGAGGGCTTTATATCCCCGCTCGAGATGATTATTATAAAGGGTGGAGTGATATTAATTTTGCTTCTGTTACTTACCCTTCTGAGACAGGGGGTTTAATTATCTTTCCTAGTCATCTTCTTCATCATACTCAAGAGAATACAAAAGATACACCTAGAATTAGTATATCCGCAGATATTTTATTGACGATGAAAGAAGGGATTAAATCCGAGCATTGTTTACCGAGTCCAGATACTTGGAAGAAAATATAGAATTATACTAAAATTCTAGTATATTACAGGCTATGCCTTTTCAAAATTTTGTTATAAAACCGGGAATCAATAAAGAAGTCACAGAATACACGGGCCAAGGTCAATGGGTCGATGGTGATAATGTACGTTTTTTCCAAGGATTACCACAGAAAATAGGAGGTTGGACACGTTTAATTCCTCAAACGATTGTGGGTGTTGCTCGAGATACTCACAGTTTCGTAGGTCTCGATGGACGTAAATATCTTGCTATAGGTACGGATAAAAAACTCTACATTTTTGTTGATGACCTTCTTTATGACATTACTCCTATTCGACAAACTAATACGGCGGTCACTAATGTTTTTACAACTTTTGCTAATTCTTCTAATGTTGATGTAAAAATTCCAGATCACGGTGCTCGAAAAGGAGACTTTGTCACTTTTTCTGATACAACTTTTTCTAATGCTAGTTCTGATTTTGATGCTACAACTTTTACAGGGGAATTTGAAATTAAAGCAGTTGTTAATGCTAATACTTTCACGATTAATACAAGTACTGTCACCGCTAACGGAACAGTTACAACAAATGACGAGGGAGCTACGAGTGTTGCTAATCAAGGATCAACCACTGCCGCCTTTCAAATAACCACGGGTGTTGATATATCGACTTCAGGTTATGGTTGGGGTACAGACACATGGGGATCCGGACAGTGGGGCACACCTTCGAATCAATTAAATCTAAACGGTGCTTTTACTACTACTACTGGTTCTAACGTCGTTACGGTTAATGTGGACGGTTTAAATGCTTCTGTTTCTAATGGAGATGCGATCGAATTTAATAACACAGGTAATCTGAGTGCGAGCACAAGTTTTTCAACAGCAAACTTCAATGATAATATTTTTACAGTTTCTAATGTTGTTCAGAATGTGGATGGAGAAGTCGTTACTTTTGATATTAATCAAGTGGGTAATGAAGCAAATGCCGGTATTACTAATACAGGAACAAGTATCTTAGTTTATAAGATTGGATCTCCTGTTACTCTCGAAGCAAGACTTTGGTCTTTAGATAACTTTGGAGAAGATTTAATTGCTACTCCTTTAAATGGTAGTGTTTATCGTTGGGATACTTCTCAAGGTGTCACGGAAAGAGCAGCCATTGTTACAAGCGCACCTACTCGTAACCGATTTAGTTTTGTTTCTACTCCTGATCGACACTTAGTTTTATTTGGATCAGAAACCGATGTCGGTAATTCTTCGAGTCAAGATGATTTATTAATTCGTTTCTCGAGCCAAGAAGATATTAACACCTATCAACCCACTGCCGAAAACACCGCAGGTTCTTTACGTATTGGTGATGGTTCGAAGATTGTGGGAGCGGTACGATCTAGAGGTGCTATTCTTGTTTGGACTGATACTTCTCTGCATCAAATGCAATTTATTGGTCCTCCTTTTACTTTTGGTTTACGACAATTGGGCCAGAACTGTGGATTAGTGGGACAACATGCAGGTATTGATATTAATGGTGTTGCTTATTGGATGTCTCAAAATAACTTCCATGTCTACGATGGTGCCGTGCGTCACTTACCGTGCACCGTGGAACAATTTGTTTTTGATAATCTTAGTTTAACAGCTTCTCAAAACTCTTTTGTGGGACACAACGAAGAATACAATGAACTAATGTGGTTCTATGCAACTCAAGCCAATAATCAAGTGGACGCGATGGTTGCTTATAATTATTTAGAACGAACTTGGTGGACTGGTTCTTTATCCAGAACGACTTACATTGATAAAGGAGATTTCCCTAATCCTATTGGAACAAAATACTACGAGAATCTTTATGGTAATACCAGCACTATTTATGGTTTAAGTAGTGGAGCTAGTTATATTTATGATCAAGAAGTAGGAACTGATGCTTTAGATGAAAATGGGGATCCTATTGCTTTAAACTCTTATATAAAATCAGGTGTCGTGGATTTAGGTGAGGGAGATCAATTTACCTTTATTAAAAGATTTATTCCTGATATTCAAAATCAAACAGGAACAGTGAATATGAACTTTGAATTTAAAAGCTATCCTTTTGATTCTAATGGAGTGTCGAAGACTTTTAGTTTCACTGATACCAGTGATAAAGTAGATATGAGAGGTCGAGGAAGACAGTTTACAGCAAACGTAATATCAAATACACTAGGAGCAAATTGGCGTTTGGGTACGATTCGTTTTGATATTCAACCCGATGGAATGAGATAATGGCTAAATTAACAATACAACGTTTTCCCGATCCCCCTCAAGAATATGATTTTCAAAACTTCAACGAAGTTATTCGATTGCTAGAACAGTTAGTTCAACAATTAAATGCTTCTTATACTCAAGATACCTTAGATGAGGCAACTCGTCGAGCTTGGTTTTTTGGAGGAACAAATAGCTAATGACTGACGTTTTTAAAAATTTTACGGGAAATGTAACTACTTCTTCTCAAGAAATGTTTGCTGTTCCTATTTCGAATGTTGCTAATAATGAGCCTGTTACCACTTATGTGGCTAAATCTATTTATATAGTTCATAGTGTACCCTCTCCTTCAAAAACACAATTTACGTTAACTCATTTTGATGCAAGTGCTAATGCCAGTATTTCTTTAGTGGCAGAAAGTAAGACGACGGAATCCTTTAATGTATTGGCCCAAGGCCCTTATGTTTTTGAATCGGGAGACACTCTTTCTGTATCCGCTAATAATGCTAATCAATTAGTGTATTCTGTATCCTTATTATCCGTAAAACAACAAATCTAATGAAAGGTAAACACAATGGCTAAAATCGTAGACGAACCAAAAATCCTTCGATACGAATATAACATCAATGGTGAAAAGATACCTGTTTACAGTGCAAAGGTAGAAACAACTATCACAAACACAAGAACAGGAGTGGAGTATAATTCAGAAGAGGAAATGAATGCAGACGTTGCAGATCCTAACACTGAAACTACAGAAGCCGATATTCGTCGAGATGTAAATGTTTTCGCTCCAAGGTTATTTACAGGCGCTGTAACACCCAAGAAGTAGTGAAAGATATATTTTTTTTACGAACCGCGAAGACGGGTTCGAGTTCTTTATCGCATTGGTGTCAATTACATCAAACGTATATCACCAATAATATGGTACCTTTGGATAAAGGAGATAATGCAGGGTTAAAAGAAAAACTAGCAGAGAAGAAGTATTATATATTTACCATTGTCCGTAATCCTTTCACTCGTGCAATTTCTTGTTGGAAACAAGCCATTCGTATTTGTTGGATTCACAAAGATGTTCCTTTCAAGGATTACCTCGAAATACCTTTTCACAAAATATTAGACCCTCATTACAAAACACACAATATTCCTATCGCGGATTACTTAGGAGAGTACTTAAAACAAGTAAACAAGGTTGTTAAACTAGAAAGTATTCAAGAAGATATGGATCAAATCTGTGATGAGTTAAATCTAGAAAAAACAAAGATCCGTCATGATCGATTAGGTAAATATGATAAAGAAGAAGAATATAAACTATATAATGACCCAAGCATCGTCGATAAAATTAAAGAACTGTATGCTATAGATTTTGAAACGTTTAATTATTCTAAAGATTTTGATACAATTATTTCTTCTTGAATACCAAAGTATTTAATATCTTTGATCCAACCTTTGGGAATAATGGTTAATCGACCAATCTCACTAGAGATATCTTTTGCAACATCACCAAATAAAACAATTCCATCTTTGCGTTTATACATTAAGCCGTAGCTAATACATTCCGAACATTTAACTGTATCTAAGATTTTGGGTTCGAGCCAACCCGATGGTTCTTCATAGGCATCGAGCCACGTCACACGGACCAAGTCAAGTTTAAGTTTCCTTTTTTCCTTGGACATTGAATTTATCGATCGCTGCTCCTTCATAGCTATGATTGCCTATATGGGCCATCTTGTCAATAAGACTTGCATAAATCCGCCCACCACAAGCTTTCCAGCGGTCACAAAAAGCATAGTCTTCACCTACTCGACCACCATTTTCTGTTTTTCCTAAATCAAAGAAACCCCATAAATCTCGTTGCTTCATTTCACCATTCATACTACGAAGCATGGTATATTGAAGTTCGGGCATCTTTTCTTTCATTGTTTCAAAGACTTGTCGTTTAATCATCATAAACCCTGTCGGTGCACGATCGATTTCCATTACACCATCTTCTAAGACAAATTCTTTGGTTGTATCAAACATGGTTTGAAACCAATAAGCAGAGCTTTCTCCTAGTTCTGGTTTATAGAAATTCCAATGAAACTTCTTACTAGGGTAAGGAACACAGAAAACATCCTTATCTGCTCTTACTGCCCTTTTAAAAGCACTTAAAGGGAACTCAATATCCGCATCGATAAACAAGAAGTGTGTAGAATCACTCTCTAAAAACATCGCGACAAGCTCGTTTCTAGCCTCGGTAATGATCGCTGAATTGTTTAAAAAGTTATGATTAATAGCAATATCGTTGTCTATACAATAGTGATGTAGACGTAATAAAGCCTCTGTAGTTCGGGACTCAATCTTGCCCCCGAAGCATGGAATTGCAACAAATAATCTCATATATTCTCATTGTTTTATATCACATTTTTGATTATAAATATACTAAATGCTGAAGAAGTTAATTAAAGGCGCTCAAAAGCTTGTAGGAGATATTTTACCCGGCGATACCGAAAAATACTTAGGAACGATTGTAGGTTTAGCAACAGGTAATCCCTTACTAGCAGCAGGAGCAGGATATCTTGGCGGTGGCACAAGTGGTGCTATCTCAGGTGGATTATCAGGTATCATGAGTCCGGGTTTAAAAGGTTTTGGTGCAGGTTTTGGAAGCGTTGGCGGTGATGGTATTATGAGTATGTTAACTGGTGGTGGTAAAGAAGCCGCCGGTAATTTAGGTCAACTATTTTTAGGACAGCAGGGAGTAGGAGTTTCTTCAGGCGCACAAGGACCAACCTTACCTGAGATAAAAGGAGTTTTAGGAACAGGTGGTTTTGGTAAAGGGTTAGGAACTCTTGATAAAATAGGTTTAGGTACACTAGGAACAATCACTCTCTCACAATTAATGGACGAAGAAGAAGACAAAGAATTTACAAGACCAGAAATGGTTACAACAACAAGAACCTTAGGTGGAGATGGTGAGTATGCTTTCTCTCGACCTCAAATAATATATCCCGGTGCCCCTCAAAAAAGAGGTGAATTAAGTTTTGATTTTGGTAATATACCATACTACGCTGCCGCAGGCGGCACACCTCAGTTCCCAAGAGAGAACGGTATTGGTGCTATAGAGGGTCCGGGGACCGAGACCTCTGATTCAATCCCCGCTATGTTAAGTGACGGCGAGTTCGTCATGAATGCAAACGCAGTCAAAGGTGCAGGCTACGCAGCCGGTGCTAGAGATGAATATGAAGCTAGGAGATTAGGCGCACAAAAAATGTATGAAACAATGGATCAATTAGAGGCAGTAGCATAATGGCGGACACACAAGAAATTTATAGTTATCAGATGCCTCCTGAATATGTCCAGACAAGGATGCAGGAATTATTAAATACCTTGTTTGGTGTTCCGGCTCAAGGAGTCGAGGGCGAAGAAGGATATGTTCCGGCTGTCAAAGGTTTATTAGAAACACCTGTTCCTGTCGTAGGACAACAAGTGGCGGGATTTACCCCCGATCAATTACAAGCATTTCAATTAGCTAGATCAGGTATTGGTAGTTATTTACCTTACTTACAGGGAGCAACCGCAGCAACTTCAGGAGCATTAGGAGCTATTCCCGGTTTACAAGGCGCTGCTCAAATGGCAGGTCAAGCGGGTCAGGCAACAACTCCTTTAGATTTATCTCAAGCATATTCAGCAACAGGCGCAGGCATGGGTCAGTATCGTCCAACGCAAGAAGTCATCAAAGAGTACATGGATCCCTATCAAAAATCTGTTACAGATGAAGCCTTAAAAGAAATTCGAAGACAAGCTAATATGGCCGCAGGACAACAAAGTGCACAAGCTGTTGGTGCAGGTGCTTTTGGTGGTGGTCGTGAAGGTGTCGTTCGTGCAGAAACTGAACGAGGTGTTCAAGATATTATGTCACGAAGAATTTTTGAAGATTTATCCAGAAACTATCAAACTGCTTTAGGAGCAAGTCAAGCGGCTCAAGAAGCAGCTTCTCGTCGTGCTTTACAAGCAGGACAACAATTTGGTCAATTAGGTTTAGGTGAAGCCGGTGTTCGACAATCTGATCTTGCTAGACAGTTATCTGCTGCCGGATTAATGGGTAGTTTAGCAGGGCAAGAAGCACAAATTGGTTTAGGAGTGGGCAAACAGTTAGGTGCACTAGGGACCACGGCTCAGGCACAACAACTACAAGACGTTCAAACAATGTTAGGTATTGGCGGTCAACAACAACAATTAGGTCAAGCAACTCTCGAAGCCCAAAGACAAAATTTAATGCAACAATATATGGAACCTTACAGAAGATATTCTTTCGGATTGGAAGCCTTAGCGGGATTACCGTTTGGTGGTACAAGTATTCAACAACAAACTATACCCACTGCTAATCCTTTCTTACAAGCATTGAGTGGTATTGGTTCTCTGGCGTATGGACTAGGTCAGTTTGCATAGGAGGTTAAATGGTTTTAGATCGTAGAATGTTTCGAAGACCGTCGCAGATAGCTCCTAATAAAGGTCCTTCTTCTCGTGGTGTGGGTATTACTTCGGGTTTAACTCAACCCGTACAAAAGTTTTCTAAAGGTGATTTTGTAGAGAAGTTTAGAGAAACAAGAGCAGAGCTAGAACCTGTATTAAAAGATATTTACAAAGAACCAAGTTTCTTTGAGAGAGCAGGCATGAGTCCTTTTCAATTCTTCGCGGCTCTCGGATCACCGATGCAGCCGGGTCAGACTGTTTTAGGTAAGATTGGTGAGGCTGGTCAATATTTAGATATCAAACCTGCTCCCGATACAGCGGGTGATCTCGCTACAGAACTTGCTTTAAGCGTTGCTTCAAAAACTTTAGATGAAGATGAAGTAGATAGAGAAGGTTTTAGTAGTTATGAAAAACCTTTGGGAGATGGTATGTTTCAGAGATACACGTCTTTTGTAGAAAATGGTCAGATAGTAGAGCAAGCTGTAGGAGATCCCTACACTAAGGAAAAGGATGAACCCACACTCGAAAGAGAAGGTTTTGATAATTATGAAATAAATGTTGGTGGTGGGATGTTTCAAAAAATGATTTCTTTTGTTGAAGATGGAAAAGTTAGAAATGAAAAAGTAGGAGCGCCTTTTATGAAAGCACCTACGGAAGAAAAGCCATTTGAATTCAAAGCAAAAATTACAGAACTAGGTAATTTGATGGGAGAAGCAAAAGATGCTGAGGGAAATAATTTATATTCAGAGGCTGATATCAACAAAGCAAAAATAGATTTGATAACCAAACAATCAAACTTAACATTTGATGAGGAAAGAGAACTTATCTATGCTACTCTAGATGCAGAGGGAAAAATAGAATGGGCGACAGGTCAGTTAGAAGAACTAAGTATTGATAAAACTATACTTAATCAAAGAGAACAAAACTTAACCACTCGATTAAATGTTTTAGATGCTGCGATCACCGATCCTACACTATATAATATAAGAACAAGTGTTGAGAACTTTTTTGAAACTTTCCCCAGTTTAAAAACTACTTTAGGGGAGACTTACACAAAGATCAATGAAGCTATCACAAAAGGTCAAGCAGTTCCAACACAGGCTTTACAAACTTTAACTAATCAATCTATTTTGGATGTGGCAGCAGGAGGAGCCATTCCCGGTAATTTTAACACAAAAGAATTTGAGGCTGTGATTGGCGCAGCGGGTCCCGCCTTTTTAAATAAAGACGCTCAAGAATTTATTATTAATCTAAACTTAGCGGACGTTAGAATTCAAAAAGAAGTTAAGTCAAAATTAGATGAGTTGATGGCAGACCCCGATAAAAGATTATTAGAAGTTGTTGAGGAAGTTAATGCTTACAAAGACAAACTTTACAGTGATTACAGAAACTCTAATGAATATGCAGCGGGTATAAACTTATTAACAGGTATTGGTAAGGCTAAAAAACCTAGTTACTTTGAAAATTTAGGAAAGATAACTGTTCAGGGAGAGGAATTAGACATGACTAAATTATATGAAGCTAATAGAGTAAACTTAGCCGGATATAGTGATTCTGATGGTAATTTCACAACTAAAAAAGGAAAGGTTTTTGAGGGCATGAATCCAAACCAACCTATTTATGTAGTTGAGATTGAAGACGGTAGACTAAGATACTACGCAGGAGATCAATTACCATAATGGAAGAAGAGAAAATATTTGAAGAGATAATAGCTCCACAAGAGCGATATAAGTATTTTGATATAGAAAAAGATTTCGAAGTTTCCGATGTTGAAAAAGAAACTTTATTAAAAGAAATAAGGGAAACTGAAACAGATGATGCAAAAATTGGTCAAACTTACGTCAAAGGTATAAAAAATTTAGAAGAGGAAAAGTTTCAAAATAAGATGAATTATGTTTCGTCTATTGCAGGCGAAACGGTTTCTTCCGATGGCTTAAACTTTAATGTGCTAAACCCAGTTGATTTTGTAAAGAATATCATGCTTAAATATGATTTAAGCAGAAGTGCTAATTTTGGCAACAGAAAAAAGAAGTTTTTAAATATGTACCCTGAGGGAGAATATACAAGAATTAAAGTTCCTTATAATGAAAATGATTCAGAATTTTTAGAGTTATTTAAAATAAACAAGGATGATAAAGAATGGAAAATGATCTCACCTTATGGAAGAGATATAGGAGAGATTCCACAGATAACAGGGATGATCTCGCCAGAAGAGATCACTGCGGAACTTGCCGCTTTGTATCAATCTAGAGGAGCCAGTGCCTTAAATAAATTTTTAAGAGTTTTAATGGGTGCGCGTATTGGTATTGAAGCAAAAGACGTCAACGAAGCTTTAAGAGGCTATGCCGAAAGAGAATACGAAGATGGTTTTCCCGATGCTTGGACTTTTACAAAAAATCTTTTTACAGACGGACAACAGAACATCGAAGCCTTATTAGGCGCTGGTTTTTATTCTTTAGGTGATACTATTGCAAAAACCTTAACTGGAAAATTAAGATTTGGAGAAGTTGAGGGCGCTGATGCAATAGTAGCCGCAGCAGAAAGACTGGGTGTAGAACCTCTTGTATTTGCACAGCTCGCACAAAACCCTATTTTAAGAAAAACATTTTTTCAAGCAGGAGACTTTTCAGGTGTTCCGGGATCTAAGACAGCAGGTCAAATAGATAGTTTATTAAATAAATTAGATGAAATAGCTAACAAGCAAGATGTTAAGCCCATTGATTTATTATTAGCTAATGAAACAATTGAAAAAGAAATGGCTGCTTTAATTAAAAATGCAGGAACAGATGAACAAGCGTTGATGAGAATGAATGATCTTCTTCCTGTTTTAGCTCAGAAATACAATGCTAATGTTATTAAAACCAATAAATCATTAACTAATAAAGCTTTAAGTTTTGCTGACGACGCGTCAATTGATTTAAGCTCTCTGAAAAAAACAAGCTCAAGCATTAAAAATTCACTAACCTCTGGAACTTTTTACACCGGTAAGGTAGATCCAAACACGGGAACCAAAATCAAGGGAGCCGTAAACGTTGTGCCGCAAAGCGTCGATAGTTTGTTAGCCGACATCAACAAATTACAAGATGCTTTAAACTCTGGGGGAAAAGGAAATAAAGCACAGTTTGATAAATCTTTCAAAGCATTACTAAATGTAAGAAACAAAGCATCCGAGATGTTGCGCTCCGATGATAAAGCTGAAAACTATGCCGCTAGGGAAATATTAAATAGTATTGATAATATATTTAATAATTTTGGTGGAGATAAGCTTGCGGGCAATGAACAATTTTTAACTACTTTAACTCTCTTGAAAAATCATTTAGATCAGTCCGATGCTGTTTTAAATACGTCATGGGCTAGAACTCTGATGACAGGAACAGGTGACCCTGATCAGTGGGTTGATTTAGTAATTAATCCAAACAACAAAATTAAATTAAATGTTTTAAAACAAATGATTGAATCAGAAGACACTCCTAAGGTTGTTTCTGATTATGCTTTAAAAACTATTAGAAAATCTTTTGTAACTAAACTTTTAAACAACCCTGAAAATTTAGCAAAAAACTTAGATGAATGGATTACTAAAGATAAAGATACCTTAATTTATATGTTAGGGGACGATGCTCAGTCTAAAATTGATAAGTTATACAACGTAGCTAAAGTCAATAATCAATTATCAAAGTCTATATTTAAAGAAGCTTTAGTTAAACAAGGAGAAGATTTTGAAATAATTAATGAAATAATTAAAAAAGGTAAAGGCGGTGGAATTGGTGTTTCTAAAGAATTAGATGAAATGATTCGAATTGGTGGTGATGACTTTGTTGAATCCGTTAGAGCAGGAATCATTGAAAATATCATGACAACGTCTATTAAAGCAGCAAAAGAAGGTAAGATCGGTAAAACATTAGATATTGGAATACTTCAAAAACAAATCGAAGACTTACAAAACAATGATTATTTACTAAAGTTTTTTTCAGAACAAGACTTACAAAACTTTTCTGATATCGGATTATATGTTAGTCGATTGGGTGAAGCCGGCGACGTTGGTGGCCCGATGGCTGCCGGTAGTCTTCGTGCTAAGGTTGCAGAATCTATTTTTAATCCCTTTAGTTTAGTGGATGTGGGTTTAACTATTTTAAGATATGACTTATTAGCTAGAATTTTAGCTAGACCAGCAAGCGTGAAAGTTTTAAGAGATTATCAAGATGATATTTTAAACTCAAAAACACTTGATGGTATTATTTTAAGTATTGGTCAATTAGCTAGAGATACACAAGAAGGAGATACACCTTTTGTCGCCGAAGAGTTTTTAGATCCAAGAGAACTAGAATCTTCCGCACAAGTCCCTGTCGAAGTTCCAACAACCGCGGTCCCCGGATCAGCGGTCTCTTCCGCACAAGTCGTAGCTCCTTTACCTACTATGAGTGGAGCAGGACAACCTGTTAATGTAGCTAGAGCTCAACAAGCTTTCCCTTTTGATCCTATCTTTGCTGCCGGTGGTGGTAGTATCAATAAACAAGGAATTATGAATACATCTCGCGGTCGCCAAATGGTGGTATGATCCGACGTAGAAAGGATCTCAAACCTTACGAAGTTTTAGGATGCATGGTTCGAATTAACCATGACAGTAACTATATGCGTGAGATGATTGTCGAACATTTAGTCCAACATCATTTAACTGCTATTTCTAAGGATAATTATATGCTCTGGACCAAGGACAATAAACCTCATGCCTATGCCACATGGATCACGGAACCCGAAACACGGGTCTATCACATGGCGGCTCCTTATGGTGATGTTCTCAAACTATGTCGAGATTTAAAAGATTATTTAAACCGTGAGAAAAATATCTATAATGTAAGGTTTATTCGACGCAATAAAAATGGTACAGTTCGTAAAAAAGGTTTTATTAATACAAGGAAACAATAATGGGTGACTCATCAGGTAAGGCTAAAAGTTCTGGATCTTCTAAAGCAGGGATGCAAAAGAAGCAGGGACAAGAAGAGGCTAATCAGGTTTTACAAGACTTAGGTTATCGTACTGAAGGACAAAAGGTTTTCAGTGATAAAGGTCAAGTCGCAGGTGAAGGTTGGTCTGGTAGTCGAACTGTTGATGCTGTAAGAAATGCCGCTTATCAAGTAGGTTTGGAACCCGGTGGTTTAGGTAAAAGCGTTAGAGGAACAAGAAGTCCTTTAGAAGTTAGACAGCTTTCTGCTATTACAGGATTGCCGATTGAAGATGTTCGTGCACAGGCTGAAAATGTTTCTGAGATCTATGGACGTCCGGCAGAAGTTCGTTTAGGAATTGATAAATTTGGTAACCCCATGGCTTACGGAGCAGCGGCTCCTACTCTTAGTGAATTAGGTGGTGATATCAAACGTGCAATTACTGGTGGTACGTATGGTAGTGTGATGAGAGATGAACCCGCACCAGAAAATTATCAAGGCATTGCAGGTCCATTAGCTAACTTAATATTACCCGGCGGCATGGTAAGAAATATGCTTTCTAATATTTATGGAGAAGGAAAAGAATTTGTTACAGGTCCTATAGATTATACAAAAAATTTATTTAGTGGAATCTTTTCACCGAGTGCTACACAGACAGCAGAGATGAATCCACAAACTAGAAACTTCCTTCAAACGTTTCAAGCTCCAGAAACAAACAGAGATTCTGGTGCTGAAAAAATTGTTGAGGAAATAACAGAAGAGGCACCTGTTACAGAACGGGTTCGTTACTTAGCAGGATATGATCCTAATACTCTTGCACCTATTGTTTATCCAAGCTCAGGGGGAAATTTAGTTCCTTACGAAGATTTAATTAATAATCGTCTAATCGTTTAAACCAACCACTCTTTATAATCTTCACCTAATACTTTTGTCGCTAAGTCAATTTTATTTCGAAGGCTTTTAATAATCTTTTCATCAACAGTTTTCTCTGTGACTAAATCAATATAAGTCACTTTGTTTGTTTGACCAATACGATGTGCGCGATCTTCTGATTGTAATCTGATTTCTAGATCATAAGAATTAGAATAATAAATCATATGATGAGCGGCTGTTAAAGTTAAACCAAAACCACCGGTACGAGGATTACCCACAAAGAAACGAATAGGATTATTCATATCTTGAAAGTTCTTTACAGCTTCTTGTCGTTCCTCGGCTTTTGTATCACCAAAGAAAGATACAACAGTTTCAGCACCATACTTCTCGGCTAAAGTTTCTGTAATCTTTTTTATATCATGACGGTACACGGCCCAGATAATAACCTTACCGTCAATCTCTTCTAAACAATTTAGTAGTTCACCTATTCTATTATTAGGTATCTCTTTTACTTCACCATCATTAACAATCACACTACCACACACAATCTGATGTAGTTTGACTAACTGTGCAAGCATCGTGGTCACGGAAGTTTCTTTACCTTCAATCTCAGCAATCGCTTCACGCTTCATGGTTTCATACATCTTCGCTTGTTCAGGTGTCATTTCAACAATACGTTTTGTGAAAACTTTATCCGGTAAGTCTAAGCAATCTGATTTCAACACGCGATAAGAATACTGATCAACTTTATGATTTAATTCATCTAATCGCTGATAGCCTATGATCTGTTTGAAACTATGACTTCCCATATTTCTATTTACTAATTGACAATATCTCGCTTTGAATGTGTAAAAAGAAGAGAAGTCTAAGA